GTATCTTTTATTAACTCGTTACAGACAACAAACAAAAGCCCACCCTTTACAGTTTCGATGTCGGGGTAGTGTTTGAATACAGCGAGTGCCATCAACTCAAGCTGTCCCTTATCTGCATACCTAGTATTCTTTCCTGTCTTGTAGTCAATCACCCAAGCAGTCTTGCTTTCTTTATCAAGTATAACTAAGTCAGCGATCCCTCGCCACCATACTTCCTCATCTCTAAAGCCACACGGCTCTAGGTCTGCCGTTAACCCCATTTCCAATTCACAGAGTTTTTCCCCCTTCTTCGCACATAGCGCGTCTATCGGGGCTTTTACGTATACGTACTCTGGGGGTAACGGTTTCCCATCTCTTACATACTCTTCAGCGGCTAAATGCACCGCAGTCCCATACAACATAGCCTCAGTCTCAGGCTCTTTGTAATCCTTTGCTACCTTTAGATGATAAAACTTTTTAGGGCATTGTTCAAAGGATTTTATTCTGCTGAAAGACCACGGTGCAGCACCCATTACACGTTACCGAGGGTAGCTAACACCGCAACAAGACCAATACCTACCACTAACAACTCAGCGTAAGTAAAGCTACGTGTTTGTTTTAACCAAGCGCGAACTTCCATACGAGTCTCTTGTATTTCTTCTTGCACTTCATCAATAGCTTTGTCTGCTGCTTCGTGAGCATCTTTTATTGCTTCTTCTATTTTACTCATTATTCACAATCTCCATAAGATTTGCCAATGCCAGACTCACACGTTATAGGCATACCTTCTGCCCATGATGGTGTTGTACTCATACACTCTTCAATGTACTGTCTAGCCTCATCTAACTCATCATCTGGTACACAGCATACCACAGAATCGTGTACTGTGAGTACTGGCTTGTATCTCTTAGCTATAGCCAACATCTGTTCACCCATGATGCACCTAGCAATGGCTTGGCATACATTCTCTGTAACCTTACCACCATAGATTCTTGTACGCCCACGCCTAGTCATATAACTAAACTCTGGGCCCCGTTCGCCTTGCTCATACTGCAGGTCATCGTACCTCATAACTAGACCACTTGGCAACTTGATGCCATAACCTGTTGCTGTCTCTACACTTTTTACGATGTCTAACGCACCAAAAGCTATGGTATTACCTCGTGACATCTCAACCAACATGTTCTGGCAGTTGCGCCAAAACTGACTTATCTTCCAGTTAGCATCTCGATATATCTGTATGATCCTTCGTGCCTCATCTACATCTAAAGTAGTACCAAACGTAGCCAACTGCTCAGCAAAACGTACTGCACCCATACCATACCCTGCACCAAGTATTGTACTCTTACCAACAAACCGTTGCTCTTTGGTAACATCTTTACCTATTACATTGTATATTCTAGCAGCCATTTTAATGTATACATCTTCCTTGTTAGCAAACGCCTCAACCAAATCATCTTGGCCTGCTACCCACGCAAGTACACGCGCTTCAATCTGTGACGAATCACAATCTACTAATGTGTAACCTACTGGCGCAATGATACTGGACTTCAACTTCTTACCATTAACACCACGACTAGGTAAGTTCTGGATGTTTATCTTGTCATCACCACCCCACCTACCAGTATGCGCTGCATAGTATCTCACTGGGATGGGCATCAAACCACGCTTGGCAATACCTATAAACCGTTCAGTACGTGACTCTTCTAACGTACTTTTAGTACCCAAACGTGCAGTAACTAATGCTTGTACACGGGAGTCTTCATGGTTTTGTAGTGCTTTGAAAGCCTCATCACTTTTTGCAAAAGCAAAAGTTTCTTTGCCAGTAGTAAGACTAATTTTCATAGGAGGTTCCACGCCGAGTGATACCAGTAAGTCTGCAAACTTAGGATTGCTCATAAGTTGCTCGCGTGTAACACCACTAGAAGTAATCAGATCTTCTTTGATCTTCTGGGTATCCTCCAAGTGTTGCCGAAGTAATCCAATATCAAGATCAAGCATAGGCTCAGTAAACATACGCAACGTCATATCAATGATACGCATCTCTTGTTTAGGGAAGCCTGCCTTACACATCTTCATAAACAACTTATATGTTAACTCAACATCATTGATACAGTAGTCTCCATACCTACCAAGCTGTTCTGGCGTGAAGTCACCCCGGTGTTTACCTATAGCATCTAGAACTTCCGTCCCCTTAGCGCCGAGATTATACCGCTCAGTAAGTGCATGCAGCGATCCACCAACTTCGACACCGTGCAGTGCACGAGCCATACAAAGAGTATCAGCAAGGATGCGAGGGTGCACATCAAAAACCCAAGAAAGAATAGCGCCATCGAACATAGTGTTATGACATAACAGCATACTGTTTGCCCAATCGAAAGTGTCAAGATATTTCTTGATTTGCTCATGTGTACCACTCGCCCATTCAGTTTGTCCATCGTTTACCTTAACACCTACACCGATCACCTCAAACTGAGGATCACGAATGTAGGCTTCTGTTGTTACTTTACGTAGTGAGAAGTCCTTGTCGTAGTACGTCTCAAAATCTATCGTAATTAAATCCATTACTTATTCCGCTCTAGTAACAGGTTGAGATACCATTGGGCTTTCTCTAAATCTTCAAGAGGCTTACCCTTGTACTCATAACGCCACAAGTATTTCATACAGTTACCTTTTAGATAACCTAAAAACGCATCGTGCGACATACTAGATTCAATACCCTCGATACACTCAACGCCACCCGTATTGTAATGATTAGGGTTGTTGACTACATCTTCAATGTTATCGTCAGGGTATTCCGAACGAAAATCCTCCCACTTTTTAACGAGTGCTGGGTGATTCTTTCTTAACTCATCCCACTCTTCTCTAGTTGCATCTACCATAATATTATCCTCAAAAGTTTAATACAATATGTTGTACACCACGCGACTTAGCACGGCATAGGTACTCTAACCAGTGAGATGATTGATCCTCACCAGTCTCATCTTCCAGATCCCATACACGTTTACGCTCTTTGCGTATTGCTACATCTATAGGTTCTAGTTCAGCTTTTACTACAGGGTTTGCTACTAATTCAGTCACAGGTCTAATTCCAATTGGTCAGGGTTGGGCTCATGTAAGCCGTTCAATATATATTGAAGGGAATGTATTGTATCCTCATTAGTGACAGTTGCAATACCACCTGCCTGAACAATACGCTTTAACTCATTCTCCTGCAGCGCAGTAGGCGTATTCTTCCCTGCCTTACACTCAATACCAAAGAACCTACCTTTGTAACAACCTACTATATCAGGAACACCACTTCTACCATACCCACCAGTTGCGGGGTAGAAATAGTATGCGCCGATCTTCTTTAAATAATCAGCGACTTTCTTTTTAACTTTACCTTCAGGTGTTGTAGCCATAACATATCTCCAAATTAATTTAGGGGGTAAGACGTACCTTTTAGGGGGTAAGACGTACCTAATGCTCCACGCATCGTGATACCAGTGCTCATCCCTGCAAAATCCTAGCCCATGCTTGGGCCAAACGTTCACGTTCTTCTTCAGTACAATGAGAGTATCTCATAGTCATGGCCTGCAGCCTAAACTCTACCGCCTCTTGTACCTCAGCCACTGCTCTGTCCCACTCCATGCGTCTATGGACGGCTTCCATGCCCATTCCAAATGATTCACTCATAACGTAACTCCATTTGTTCCATATGATAATCAATATAATCAACCGTCTTCTGGTTGAACGTTTGCATGGCCTCCTCAACCAACCGTCCTATCTTTTCATAGTTACAGTCGGATAAGGCTTGCAGCACATCTTGGTGATATTTATCCATTTGTTCTATCGTCTCAAAATGCTCACCAATAAATGTTTCCTGCAATATTATCGGGTCGTTGCGTAGCAAGTCTATTGTATACATCCACGCAGTATCATCTATCTCTTTACCAGTAGAACGTGGGGTTATTAACGGAAATTGCGTCTCCGCCCTATCATGGTGATAGTGTTGAAATATAATTGGTGTCATTTTCTTGCCTCCGCTTCGTGTAAATCTTCAATATCACCCTCAGAATTAATAAACTCAACTATCTCACCATACCGGTAAGACTCTCTGCTCATACGCTGCAGCTGGTCTATCACCTCACTATATATAAAATCCCTATTGATGGCGTTGTCACCAAAAGCCACCTCATAAACTAACTCAATAAATTCATCATCACTCATTTTTTCACCTCTAAACCTTTTGGTATATGTTTTGTGCGCTTACGCTTAACTACACGCACGCCTTTATCAGTCACGCGATACAACGTAGTACCGCGCCATCTTTCCATATTACAAACGCTACTTATCATCTATAGCCTCCCGTGATAAACGCTTCCTTTCTACCCAGTAACTGTCTTCGGGCTCAGGGAAATCCTCTCCAAACTCAACAACGTGTTGATCTAAAAACTCAATATAGGCACGCAACACTTCACGCCATTCTTTACCTATCTCACTCATCGGTCACCTCTATCTTGCTCAATTATTACGCAAGCTACATGATCTAAAGCATCAAACAACTCGGTCTGGTCTGCCTTGTTAAAGCCACGCTCCCGTATGTATTCCACCACGCTATCTATCTGCATGAATACACGCTCAAATGCAATATCTTTAATCTCCATTACTTTTTCCCCTTGTAAACACTTATATTATTTAACTTCATCGGCTCAGGCTCTTCCTGCTGCCCCAGTATCTCATCAAACATTTGATCAACACTAAGCCCCGCCATCTTCTGGCCCTCAGTCTCACTCGCAATGCCCGCGTGCTCCATCAACAAGTAATACAAACTATTTTTATTATCAAAATCTAACTTTTTCATTTCTCCACCTCCGCAGCTTTTGCCTCTATGGCCTCCATAGCCTCACCAACAGTATTATACTCACCCATATATTCAAACTTATGCTGGACGCGGTACACATCATTGGTTCGGTTGTAGTTAAGATAAAAATCATCTTGCACGCGCATGATATCGCCAGTCTCAAGGTTAGGTATTGGCGGGCACGGTAACGCTTCATGTACCATCTCAGCTTTTGCTTGGTCGTGCGCTTCAGATGCTCCACGCACCGTGATACCAGTGATAATTGGGCGCAGGTCGGCTTTG